AGCTCTGGGAAGAACTCATGGTAGTCAAGAGAGGGCAGCATATCACCCTCTCCATCGCCTTCTAGCTCTACTGGGAGCTCACCTCTGCTAGACCTGATTCGAAAAAATCATGGTACTGCGAGTGCATGACTAGGGAGAATATCTCAGCCACATCCTTTAATGAGCCTTTAAATATCTCATCAAAGTCGCCAGGGGACACCTTCTCACCGCCTATACGTGCAGAGCAGCAGAAGTGCTTTATAAGACCTGCCGTATTGGTAGGGTCTTCTGAATTAGCAATAGCGATGATGACATCGGGTACGCTCTTGTTAGCGATACTTACGAGCCTATCAGTGCCAATAAACTGGCCAGCTTTGGCTAGATTCTCTAGCGCAATGTCTACTGGCCATGATGGGATGAAGATGTCCTTGCCGTTAGACAAGGTATCTTTATAGCCTTTCATATGGATTCTCCATTAGTTAGTTTTAGATTACTGCGTCACCAGGACCTACGCCACGGTCGTATACCGCAGTCTCGAAGGTAAGTACCCAAGTAACTGTGCTGGCTGTTTGGCCACGGCTCATAACAGGCTTAGCCAAGATCACACCATTGGTCAGTGTGGCCGTGTCATTACCCATGTTATCAGTCATCGTTGCCATAAGAGGAGTAACTAATGCGTTACCGCCAAAGGCTAATGACTGGAAGTGGTTAGCCCATTTCTGTAGCCACTCATTGTTAGGTGAGTTCTGCAACAGAGTAAAGGACAAGTCAGATGAAGTGATACGCTGCATCGACACAACCATATCGCCATAAGCACCATAGGTGGTTACTGCAATAGGAGCACGAGGAGCAACAGTAATAAGGCCTTCACCAGTAGTGAAACCATCCACTACAAGGGTAGAGCCCAGACTAGCATCCACCGGATGGGGAGCATTGTCTTTCATAGAGATCTGTAGATCTACATTGGCAAATGAATATTGAAACATTGTGTAACCCCTTATTCAGTGAATGACCCAGACACTTCTAGTTCATGTAGTGCACCTGCACCCTTCATTTTAAAGCTAAGGCCTTTATAGATACGGTTACCTACATCAGACGTAGGGATATCGGCTAAAGGCACAGACTCAACAATAAAGCCCTCCTCTAGGAATGTACCATCTGACAAGTAGCCTGGGCCTGCTAGGCCATTGATGACTGCAGCACGTAGAGAACTCTTAAGCATATTCACTGTAGTGTTAAGGCCGACCTGTGTGTAAGGCACTTTAGTAGTAGTCGTGTATAGGAGGTTGAATAAATCCACCTCACAACGATTCTCTAACCACAGTAATCCGTGAGTAGTATCTAACCATGAGCCACTAGCCATGCGAGACTCTGTATAGACGTTAGTGCCCTTACCTGCAACGATAACCGCTGATGCATTCTTACCACGTAGGGCAGCGAACTCACCAGGAGTCAGGTTCTCTGCAGTGATAGTAGCAATCTGCTTAAGGTTAAGCGTGATGGTAGTGTTGTTAGCAGAGAAGTTAACCGATGCTGCACGACCGAATACTGCTGCTGATGGGTATTGGCTAGAGCTCTTAGAGAAAGTAGTAAGAGAGAAGCGCAGGGTAGCAGCCTTAAGTGCTGAGGCTACATCAGAAGTAATATTAGGATCTAATACAGTAAGGTCATTAGAAGTGTTACAGAAGATCTTCTTAGATGCCTCTGCCCATGTAGCGATGTCGATAGTGTTAGTACCATCAGCACCACCAATCACATCACGATATTTCTTGTGAGTCACTAGGCCTACGAAGTCAGTACCATTAGATACGTTAGCAGCCAATGCCTGAACAGGTGTCTCAGGGTCTAGGCCATTTGCTACCACACCTTGATGCTGTGCTAAACCTAACGCACTTGCTGTAGAACCTACACCAAACGTCATAGTACCTGCAGCACCAGCGGTTACACCGTTGATACTGAACTGTGTGCCGTTATGAGTACAGGTAGCGCCTGTGACTATAGCGCTTAAGGCAGTAGTGACGGTGGCCGCAACAGCAGCTAAGTCAGCAGCACCTGAGAAGTCTAAGGTGCTCATTACAGCCTCAGTGCCATCAACAGTAATAGTGAAATCACTAGTACCTGCGATAGCTAATAGGTCAACTAGTTCCTGGTGACCGCCACCTGTTAAGGAGGCTACCTGTGCCGTGCCGAAGCACATCAATACTGTATAGTCTTTAGGAGTAGGTGTTTGGGCATAAAAGCCTTGTGCTGCTTTATACACCTCGTTACCTGCCGCCCAGTCATCGCCTACAGAAGCGAGTGACGTATATGAGCGAGAGCGTTGTGCTGGGCTGATAACCCCTTCCTCATCGGTGAGAAAGCCTAAGATACCGAAGTTACCGCCTGCTACACCAGTAGGGGATACTGCGATACTTACATCTACAAATTCAGTGATTTCTACTGACATAGCAAAGTCCTATTCATTAACATTAAAATTAAGTGGGAACACATCAGTACCTGAGTGAAACTCACCAGCAACCTCTAGCTCCTCGATATTGTTCACTACCTCGGTACTAGTTCTGTTTACATACATCTCAACAGAGAGGCCCTGTCTGGGCTCCCATTCAGATTCTAGTTTAGCATCCTCAAGAGATACAGGCATACATAGAACAAAGCCATATCCTGTACTCATCATGAGTTGCTTGATCTTATCCTTAGTCCACCCGTGCATAATCTTGGGTGAGATGTTGCCATCTGTCTCTACGATACCGATACGGAATCGGAGAAGGGCCATGGAGTCATTTTGATAGGTGGTGGTGGCCTCATCTTGAGCCACTAGCCTCTGGACGGGAATACCGACTTGGTACTCTTCCAACAGGCTTATATGGGCAAACTCCTCATTCTTAGGACGAGGAGCATTCTTCCTTGCTGGGTATGAGAAGCGTGGGATACCGACCATGGTATCTACGAAGACCTGCATTACCTTTACGTCTGGGTTGGTAGCCATTTCTTATCCTTCTCTAGGAGGTAGCCACGGAACCCGAAGGTATCTTCTGCAGACATCTGGATCATATTGAAATACTCACCCCGATATCCTATACGATCATTCATCTCTAGGAAGTATTCTTCAGTGACGTATAAGGTACGGAAGTCACTAAAGCGCTCACCGCCTTCTGTGGCTTTGAGTGCAATACCTTCATCGAACTGGGAGAACTTATTACCGACAGTCAAGACACCCCAAATGAATGTCTTAACAGGAGTAGCAGGGACGAACTCATTAGTATCATCGTAGTATCCAACAGGGGTGGCGTATCTCTCCACCTTCGTCAGCATCCTACCATTGAAGGCCCTACGCATATTCATTGCCATGCTAGACCCCGTAGATGCCTGTGAAACACATCCTTCTATACATCAAATACTGTTTACCATACGCAGTAGAGTAAAGAGCCTCTGCTGCATACGAAGCACTGGTAACGGCCATCTCTACGACAACGTCATCTACTTCTTGCTTCTTAATAGGGCCTTGCGCGCCACCGTCACCAGAGGCTGTGTTGTCAGCCAGGTATAACAAGTGGGCAGCAAGGTAGTCATGGGCTACATCATAGAAGTCCAACCAACGATCTGGTGTGGCCATGATGAGAGTAGCCTCATCCAGATACATCTGAATGCGGTCACTGTCTTCTCCACAGTACTCTGTGAATCTTAGTGTGAAGCCCCTGACGTCAGACATTACTTAGCCTTTTTTAGATTTCTCTACGGCTTTAGCTGCTACTTCTTCTTTCTTAGTAGCTACTTTTTCAAGGATACCAGCTTTAATCAATGACTCAGCAGCACCTTCACAACGACCATATAGGTCATCGTCAACATTCAGAGTAGCGCCTGCAGGAACCATAAAGCGTTCAGGCATGCCGCCATTCTTACTGTGCTGTGCTAGGCAGCTGACATTGCGATTAGATACGTTCTTAATGTTCATTTGTTTCTCCAAATAATCAGAGCCCCGAAGGGCTCGTCTAGGTCTCTTAGATGCCGTACCAGAAGTCAATCGCAGCAGGGCGAATGATTTCTAAGCCAGCGAAGCGGCCATAACAGTTGATCTCAAATTCAAGACCACGGTACTGTACAGGCAAGTGCTTATATGGGAATGGCTCACGTAGACGTAAGTTATCCGCACTGTCTTGCATTACAACAAAACCTTCAGAACCAGCAGCAGGGCCAGGAGTAGCACCGAACACGCCAGCTAACTCATTAACAACTACAAACTGAGACTTCTCAGTAATGAACTCGTTGTTAGCAAGGAACCAGCTAAGAATGCTCATGTCGCTCTGCAAAGAACGAGGAGTGTTCATTAAGTACTGGTACTTAGCTACTGAGATAAGGATCTTGTTAGGACGGTGTAACATCAATGTATCTGCATACATAGTCGCACAAGCGTTAGTCAGATCGGCTACTACTTCATCAGGAGTCTTATCAACACCCCATACCAAAGAGTTACCACCAGCAGAGGCAGCTGCAACAGCTGTGTTAGAGATAGTTGACCAAGGGTAAGTAGCTGGGCCACCGAATAAACCACCGATGTTGTTATCAGCATCACCGAACCATACTAAACGGTTAACACGCTCTTCATATGCACGGCGAGCAGCTTCTGCTTTACGAGCATCTAATGGAAGACCAGTTACGCGAGAAGCGGCTAGCTCCTGACGAGAGTAACCGTATGCGTTACCGATTGTACGAACCGCAATGCTGTACTCTTTACCAGAGATATCAGCACGAGGTAAGTCAGTTGCCTTACCAGCGATGATTGATGCTTCACCACGCTTATCGTAAGAACGGTAAGTGATAGTATTAATACCTTCACCGCCTTCAGTGTTCGTAGCGAAAGTGCTACGACCCTTAAGCTCTGGATATAACACGTCATACGATTGAGCCTGAATATATTCAAGCTGACGTTGGAAGAAGATACCTTCCCCATCTGTAGTAAAGATGTTCTGGTTGCGTAAGTTCTCAACCGCATCACTCATTACTACTTCTTCAGTTGCGCCCGTAGGTACCCCATCAGAATCTACAACATTAATTGTTACTGATTTCATTTGTCTATTCCTATTAGTCGTGGACGATGTCGATACGAACTTTAATGATGTCGCCAGGTTGGCCATTCTCTAGAGAAGTGACGTTTACTGAAGCAGCAATACCTGCAGCAACCGCATCCATAGTGAATACACCAGAAGCATCAACTACGTGCAATAGAGTGTTTGGGGTTGCTGCAACAGCACCACCTAACTTCACAAGGATGAAACCTTCACGCATGATAGAGGCTGTCTCAGTCTGTACATACTGAGCAGTACCATCTGAAGGACGGTTAGCCGCTTCATGGTTAAGCTCACGCATTGAGATACCCCAAACATTACCAGCAGTATGTCCTGCTAATACGCCTTGAGGGCCAGACTCTGGGCGAGTGCCAGGCTTAGTACCGACACCATAATCTAATGTAGCATCTTCCACGATACCTGATTGAGTAACGCTGGGAGCAGAATCATAACGATCACCTGCATACCCTTTTGCTGTGTAAATATTGTAATCTTGAATAGGCATTTTAACCTTCCTTCTTAGAGTTGCGGGCAACCGAACGTTTTCGTGCTTCCTCTACTTCATCCTTCGCGTCTTCCACGATGACTGCAGTATTGGCTTGTTTCAATAGGATACCCATTGGGGTTTCTCTATTCTCATCTTCAAAGATGATATCGAAACGAGCACTAAGGTACTCATCAGATTTGTCATCTAAGTTGATACTTGGTGTTATCTTAGCGATAACTAATTTCTGTATGTCAACGACACTCATGTCGCTAACATCATCTGAGATATACTCAGACGCTTTAACTATTACTGATACCTTAGCACGTACTTCTTTGGCTAGGGCTAGGTCGAACATGGCTTGGTCATAGATCATTACTGACTCTACTTCAGCCTCATCCTTAGTTACTTCATCAGCTGGATCATCAGCTACGGCTTCCTCAAGTGTTTCAAGGACCTCGTCTGCTGTCTTCTCTGCTGCTTCAGCTTCTGCTTCGACTTCTTCTTCAGGGTCGGCCTCGTCAGCGATAACACACGAGGAACCTGCACGGCCCTTAGTGACGATAGCGATGTGATTGGCTCTGATATTGGTTTGGCTGTACTTAACTCCGTCATCCGTATCCTCTACCATCAAGTCACAAGTGTAACCAGCAGAGAGTTCACGATCACCAGCCTCGATAGCATCAATAGCTTCTTGGTCAGTAATGACTAAAGTTCCTGCTAGTGTGTCTTCATCTCGAACAGGCATGCCTTCAAGCATCCCCTTTTGAAATGTAGCAGCATTCTCAGCAGTTACGAGTACGGCTTTACCATCCATCATAGGATGGCCGATAGTTACAGGTGAAGAGCGGAAGGATTCCATTGATGTTTCAGAGAATACCTCACTCTCATCACGGTAGACTTGGATCACCTCCCCTTCTTCAGCGTCTGTGACACCGAGGCTGATTGCAGAATAGGCTTGTGGGCCTGTACGTGCGAAAGCGCAGGGTACGATCATTTGACCCGCATCCGTTAGCTTACGCTGTGATGGTATTTCTAGTCTGTCTTCAAGCGAGACTGACTTAAGTAGCTTAGGCATTGCTTGCTCCTGGGGTAGTTATCTTATTAGGGTTCTCACCCAAGGTTGCGTCTTTAGCGACTAGTTCCTGTGTCTTAGCTTCTTCTAGTGCAGACTCCCTAGATAGGATGCCTGCAGTTACTAGATTTACCAAAGTCTCTGATTGGTTCTTATAACGCTCACGCTTCTGAGACTCTGACTCTGGGAAGATACACTTCCACTTATACTCGAACTCTTCTACTGGAAGACCATAGTGTGCAGACATCAGTAGGTCAATAACTTGAACTCTAGGATCAAAGATATCCTTCTGGAATCCCTGTAGTAGTTCTATGTAGTTGATTAGGTCAGACTCACCTGTGGCATTCATACCATCAGGGGATGCACTTAGGAAGCGAGTAGCTGGTATGCCTACACTGGCTGCTACCATCTTCAGGTATTCCCAAATCAGGTCCTTTACTCCTGAGAGTTGGATCTTCTTCTGGTCGAACACTTCAGTACTATCAAGTATCGACACACCGAACACAGATTTAATACTCTTCCAATCAGTAAAGCGTTGAAGCATTGCTGCCGTGCCTTTGCTGTTTTGGAGTATATTACCGAGTCCTTCGACTGTAATGACATCTATGTTGGCCTCCTGACACATCTGAGCGGCTGCTGCTGCTGTGCTGTGGAACTTATCAATAATGTCTGTCAGAGGTATTAGAGTTGAATCGCTGTACCAGAGGTTACGCTGACGCTCATAGATGGGTAACTCAGTACCCTCAAAACGGATCAGACGTGACTTATGAATAGGTATAGTCGTATTGACGAACTGGTATGTCTCGGGCATGCCGAAGGTGGGAGACATAGGTGTTTGATCTATGTCGCCTACTACTGTGATACGGGTACGGTCGACTACTTGGATGCTACGGATGCATCCTGGCTTAAGGCGGTTCCAGTTAAGTGGCTTCTCTGGGGTACGGCCATCAGCTATATCAAGGACAATAAAAGAAGTGCCATATAAGCGAGCCCACTTGTAGGCCTCCTTAAAATGTCTGGCAAGCTCCATCTCTTTGTCAGCTTGCGTGGCCTTGTCACTCTCGAACTCACGCCACTCTCTGGTCATGTCCTGAGGGACAATGTTGCAGATCTTCTGACTGACCCAGTCTTCGCGGTAGCGAGCAGCGAGGGTGATGTAGTCAGCGTTACGGCCAGAGTGCTGCCACTGGTTATATGTGGACTTGTCTTTTGCTGTTCCTAAGCCGGTCGCTAGGTTGGACAGACCATCTGCGAGGGTAACCTGCTTATCTGCTATGTCGTCTTCCACTTGGTTTCTCATATCCTTCCTAGTAGATAAAGGTGACGTGGGCTGATTGTCCATCTACATCACCTCTGCTGGTAGTCAAAGCAGGGATACTAGAGATAGTCAGGTTTGCACCTGCCACTCCTGTATTTGTAGCCACTATCCTAAACATAGCACCTGCTGGGGTGCTCACCATACTGGAATAGATATATGAATGGCTACCACTAGACTCATCAGCTACGGATATATTACGTAGGGAGTCAGGACGTAAGCCCCAAGTAACGCCACCATCTGTAGAGGACTCAGACCATATTGTTAACTTAGCTACCTTGTTACCGCCACCTGTAGTGGTTGTATTGATAGATAGGTTTACAGAGGCTTTAGGTAGGTCTTGGAGGAGGGTGACTTCAGAACCTGAAATAGAGATGAACTCATCTGCTGAAGTACCTAGCTCTAGGGGTATCTCAGTACCTACTAGGCCATCATGCTGCGGCACTGCCTGTGAGGTATTTGCAATAGAAGATAGGATACGAGCAACGCCTGCTGCACCTGCTGGTCCAGCAACACCCTGTGGGCCTTTCTGTATGACTGTTACTACGTCCATTAAGGCTCTCTTGTTACGTCAGCATGTAGGGTAAGTTCACCCTTAACTATGGTTGTGTAAGTCACAGGAGGCACGGCTATATTGCCTCGGAACTCGATATCGTACATTAGGATTCTAGTGCAGTATGCATCTCCCATCAAGGTGCGGGATTCTGCGGGAGAGATGTAGAACTCAAATTCACCCAATGTGGGGTCTGTTATTGTCTGGGATTCCTTAGTGAGTAGGGTCTCACCATACTCTTTCGAGAAGGATATCCAGACCTCACCGCCTGTAAGATCTACTGGCGTCTTAGTACTGACACCATCAACAATCTCTTCAGTCTCCCACTTGAAGTAGTGGGTGCTGTCATCACCGACATATATGCACATGTCATGGCTGTAGGGTAATCCCTCGCAACTCATCGAACCACCTGGAATAGGTTAATAATTTGATAGTCTCGTGTGACTACATCGTTATTAGTCACGCGCATTAGGGTACTTGCAGATGCCTTTAAGATTAGTGGGGTGACTACATCTGTAGAGGAGAAGAGGTCCCCATCCCACGCTGCCTTATAGGGTGTGTCTAGCATCTCTTATCCTTGCTGGTCCAGCCATTGGGCTTCTGAATATAGATCCCATCGACTGTGGTTATCTCTATGTTTCCGATGGAGTCTAACAATACTATTTCAGCGAGTATAGCTTCTCCTACGGGATGTACCAACTTTATGGAGCGGTTCTTACGCACCCTGTGATCTAACCTGGTCTTAAGTGCCATTAGGAAGCCCATGCCTCGTAGTCTGTTACGACACAGTCGTAGGAGATATTTACAGCATCAGATACGTTATCAGCGAAGTCATCATGCCCTGTGCTGCTGCCGTACTCAGAGATGCCTATGATCTCTCTTACGCAGTGTCTTATGTGTGGGTGGCTCCTTGGGAAGACTATCTTGCCCTTAGCGAAGTAAGGGACGGTGTTCATGAAGCGGGTGAACTTATCATTGGCTGCTGACCCGTCTCTAGGCACTGGCCTGACAAGAACAGTGCCATCACGTAGGAACTGTTGGTTCAGATATAGGCCAGAGGACTTGTCTTCTATGTAGAATGCACGAGGTACCATGTTGGGGAACTGGTGGTTGTATACATTGTGTTTCCTCCAGAAGGCCCTTAGTTCTGTTGCTACATCTGGTATCTCTAGTTTGCCTAGGGTTATGTCAATGAGGTAGAGCTTATGGTCTCGGGACATACCCCAGAAACAGGCTACTGTGTAGTCGCTGTAGGTTGCTGTTGTGGAGGCTGTGTCTGCAGTCATGAAGGTGTAGAGGATGTTACGTGGCTCTATCTCTCCTTCGTAGTAGCTGAGCATGCTCTCTGTTACTGCCACTGATCCTTTATACACGGGTTCGCCCATGTACTGGGTATAGAAAGTATAGGGATCTTTTTCACGTAGCCCTTGTAGTGTGCGGACGGTCTTACGGAGTGGCCAGAAGGAGGACTCTCCACTCTTGTCATATTCATCATCTGCTCTCGCCAAGTCATAAAGGACGGGTCTGTAGTTTTCATATCCTAGGTTCCTGGCTAGCTTGTCATACCACTCCTGACTACCTGTCTCCTTGGTTATGATGCCAGGGATGTTGAGGTAGTCGTAGGTGTCTGCTGTTCCTCCGCCCAGTAGGAAGCCACACAGGTCATTCATGTGCAGTCGCTGCATGATGATGACTAGTGGGGTTGTCTCTGTTGCTAGACGGGAGAGGAGGGTGTTGGAGAAACGTGCGTTGATCTTCTCCCTCTCGGTTGGGCTGTTGGCATCCTCGGGCTTGATGATGTCATCTATGGCCATGAGGCCTGAGAAGCCATCGGCTATAGCGCCTGCTCCCTTACCTGTCATCTTACCGCCAGTTGGTATGGCGTGGGTTACACCTGCTGACATGGTACCAAGTCTCTCAACACTCTTCTTGGCCATGTCTATCTTTACATCTGGGAAGACTCTCTGGAAGTCAGGGTCTGACATGATGGTACGTATGTAG